CCCTTCGATAGATGGGTTTTCCACCGAGATGTGGTAAACCTTGCCCTGACTGGATTTCGGGAGTTTACGCTTAGCCGAATCCTTGCGGCTGTATCCTGCAATCTGCCACGCCAGATCAAAAGGAACGGGAAACTGTACGCCTTTTGATTCTGCATCTAGCCATCCATCAATCAGGTTTGCGATGTCTTGCTTTACAATACCTGTCATAGGTGAACTCCTACGTTGATTAGGGTTTACTTGCCCCTGGGGATAGCCGTCCCGCGAGGGGCTTCAAAGTTTAGAATGGGTTCATTGTATCGCACAGCAAACGCTATGGGCCCGATAGAAAGGCAGATAATCCAATTAGCGCAGGCTATACCGGATGAGGAGACCTGTGGCTTTGTGCTAGCCGATGGTCTGGTAGTCGCTACAACGAACAGGGCCAACAATCCCAAAGAGGAATTTGAGATAGGCCCAGATGCCTTTGCCCATTACCACAATCGGATCGAAGCGGTGTGGCATAGTCACCCAGGCGGAGAGGCGATATTCTCCCCGGCTGATGTGGCCAGTTGCAAGGCCCTGGGGATTCCCTGGATTCTGTACCACGTTCCTACTGGCATATTTAGGACTGCTGACCCCACGGGGAATGCTCCCTACACCGGACGGGATTGGGTCTATGGCATCAATGACTGTTTCGGGCTGGTGACGGATTGGCTCAGGCGAGAACTGCGCTTTGATTTCCCTGATGTCCACCGCTACCACGATAAACCGGAACCCAGCTACGCCATTCTGGAGGCATTCCCTCCACTGATGAGAGAGTCAGGGCTGATGGAAGTAGAAGGCCCGCCCCGCTATGGGGATGTGCTGTTCATGCAGATTAACAATCCACTGCCGAACCATTGCGCTGTCATGGTTAGCCCCGAGACCAACAGGATTCTGCACCACCTACGGGATAGATTGTCTGAGACGGATTTCTATGGTTCCTATTGGCGCAAGGTGACTCACTCTATCTGGAGAGTGTCAAAATAGGGATAGGTTAGTGACCTAGCCGGAGGCTGTGCCAAGGGCTTAATTGTTCATTCTGAGGTTAATCATGGCAGGGCCAGGTATTGGAGTTTGGGTTAAGGTCAAAACGAAAAGCGGTGTTACTCCTCGGGTTATCCCTAACAAGGATGGCGGGGGCCAATATAGCCAAGGGCAAGTAATCACCCAATCAGAGTTCAATGAACTGAGACAGAAGCGGGCTGAACGGTTGCAGGGAGAGCAGGCGGTATCTCTGTCTTCCCTTAACAAAGGGCGGTCATTAAGCGAGGCATTGGAAAAAGCAGGTATCAGGTCTGTTGACGATATACCAGAACCAATTAAGAAGGAGATTAATGCCATTCATGAAGAGGTTACTAGTAAACACCGAAAAGAATTGGCAAAGCTAGAAAAATCGGCAAAAGTGCTAGATTATGCAACGAGCGATCTATCCTGGGGTGTGGTTGAAAACAATAAAGCTGGCGATCTTCCTTTCAGGACAAAGAAAGAAAAAAATAAGGGTTTTGCCGACTCCCGCAAAGCAGGGCAATTAGCAACCAAACAGGGCAGGAATTTACGAGACGAAAAAACATTATCCGGCCGTATCGCCAGGGTCAATCCCGCAGAGACCATTGAAGTTTATACATTAGGCGTATTGCAACAGACAGAGCGATTTGGCAACTCTCGTCAGATAAAGAGAGCCAGGGATCTTCACAAAAAAGCGGTAGACATGATGAATAATCTACCGGGTTACATTTCATATGATGGCAAAAACTGGATGAAAGAATACGCCAATGATTTTGGCGTAGACGGTCTTGTTTCACAGGCAATGGCATATCGCTCTAGAAAACAAAAATGATCACAGTCAAACTACTAGGGGAATTGGGGCGGCGGTTTGGTCGTCAGTATGAACTAGCGGCTGTCAGTGCGGCCCATGTAGTCCATGCCCTAGCGGTGCAGATTCCTGGTTTTGCCGCCTATCTCTACCAGTCGGAGGATAAAGGCATTGGTTATCGGGTGGTCACAGATGACCCCATGGGCCTATCAGCAGAGGAATTGCAGTTGCCTGTATCCCAGCGGCTAGTGATTGCCCCAGTGGTACGGGGGGCTGGTGCCGTGGGGCGGATATTGGCAGGGGTGGCCCTGATTGGTGCGGCTGCCTTGATTGGCCCTGGTATTGGTTTTCTGGGGATTAACTGGGGGTCTGCCTTGTTGGGGCTAGGGGCCTCCATGGTGCTAGGGGGTATTGCCCAATTGTTGACCCCGACCCCCAGTGGTGCCAAATCCACCCGAGAGGCTAAGCGCAATGAGTCCTATTTGTTTGATAGGGCTGTGGAGGTGGGAGACCAGGGCTTACCTGTGCCATTGCTGTACGGGGAAAGGTACATATCGGCCCTGGCGGTGATCTCTAGTGGCCTGTCGGCCGAGGATATTCGGTTAAACTGATGACGGAACTCAAAGGCATTTACGGACAGGGCGGCGGGGGCGGTTCAGTAGCCCAACCCAGAACTCCCCAAGAGGCTGACGATACGCTATCCTCCCGCTCTACTGCTAGGGTGTTGTACCTGCTATCTGAGGGCCAAATCCAAGGCAATGCCAGCGGGGCTAATATCCAACGGGATATTTTCCTAGACGAAACGCCATTAGAGAACCAGGACGGCTCTCAGAACTTTGAGAATGTGGCGGTTGATTTCAAAGACGGGCAACCCAACCAGACCCCAGTGCAAGGGTTTCCTGCGGTAGAGACAGAGATTCCTGTCGGGGTTGATATTACATTCACTGGTGGGAGTATCACCCGGCAATTGTCCAATGAGGCGGCCACTAGCGTCAGAATCAGGATCGTTCTGCCCAATGGGCTAAGGTTGCAGAATAGTGAGACGGGCGACATTACTGGAACAAGGGTTGATTTTGCTATCGCCATCTCGACCCAAGGCGGGCCCTTTGTGGAATTTAACCTAAATATTGAGGGCAAGGCCTCCTCTGCCTACGAGCGCAATTACGTTTTCACTCTGTCCACCACAGGGCCATGGCAAATCCGAGTCAGGCGGTTAATTGACGATGCCACCAGTGCGGGACAGGTTGATCTAATCCGCTGGCAGTCCTACACAGGCATTGTTGATAACCAATTACGCTATCCTTACAGTGCCCTGCTCGGTATTCGCATTAATGCCGACCAATTTCAGTCAGTGCCAACAGTGGGGGCCAGGCTGAGGGGGATACGGGTCAGGGTGCCTAACAATTACAACACGGGAGACCGCTCCTATAGTGGGTTTTGGAATGGACAGCTACAGGCCCCTGTGTGGACTAATAACCCGGTCTGGATCTACTATGACCTGCTCACCAATGAACGCTATGGCTGTGGGCGGTTCCTCGATGCCTCTCAGATTGACCTGTATTCCCTCTATGCCATTTCCCAATACTGTGATGAGTTGGTCAGTGATGGCAATGGAGGGACTGAGCCGCGCTTTACCTGTAATTGCTACATCCAAAACCGAGACGATGCCTATTCTGTCCTGAACGGGCTAGCTTCTGTGTTTAGGGGCATACTCTACTGGAGTGAGGGCCTGATCGTGGCCAGTCAGGACAGGCCTGCTGACCCGGTGAGACTCTACACCGAAGCCAACGTGATTCAGGAGGTAGACGACAACGGCAATATTACCAAGGCCCCCTTTACCTATTCCGGTACCGCTCGAAGGGCCAGGCATACGGTGGCCATTGTGTCCTACGCCGACCCCGAGGATTTCTATAAGTCCAAGGTGGAATACGTTGAGGACAGGGCTGGCATTGAGCGCTATGGGTACCGAGAGACGGAGATAACTGCCTTTGGTTGTGCCAGTCGAGGACAGGCCCAGAGGGTGGGCCGCTGGACTCTGATCACAGAGCAAGTTGAGACCGAGACTGTGACCTTCTCTGTGGCGACTGAGGGCCTATTGGTCAGACCTGGGGAGATCATCAAGATTGCTGACCCCCTCAAGGCTGGGCAGAGGATTGGGGGACGCATTCTATCGGTGTCGGGTAACACGGCTACTCTAGACAGTGCTATTTCTGGCTCTGGGGTGCTATCGATCCTCAACTCCAACGGGGAAATTCAAGAGGTGAACGTTACCGCCAACGGTTCAACTGTGAGCGGACTGCCCTTTAGTCCCCAGGTTGAATCGGTCTGGGCGTTTTCTGGTGGGGCTGGTACCCGGCTCTATCGAGTAGTGGGCATCTCCGAGAGTGAAGACGGTTCCTATAGCATCACAGGCGTTCTCCATGAGCCGACTAAATACGCCGCAGTGGATAACGGCACGGTGGTAGGGCAGTCTAATGCAACCCAGACCGGAGGGGTGCAAGGCGTTACCGGGCTGAGTGTGGGCGTGTTTTAATGGAGTTGGCGGGTTCACCCAAAACCTCTACTAAATTGCAGGAAGGGTCGAGCAACAGGCCCGCCATCTCCATAAGATTCAGATCCAATCCTTGAATTCCATGTACTTAAAGCGATTAGCTTTTAGTCCGAGAACAAGAATTGTTCCAATTGGAGTCTCACAGAACTGTAAGATTTTATCTAGACTGTCGGCAAACTCTTCAGCTCGTTTTCGTTTGGTGATGGCTTCTTTGTTGCTCATGATTTAGTTAACCAAACTAGAACCCTAGCGACCCCTGAACAATCAGGCTGGCAAACTGCTTCTGCTGGGCCAGATGAGCATCAATTTTCTGCTTTAGCCAGACTTGTCCCTTGCCGGTGATGCGGGCATAGGGCCGGAGTTTCCCGTCTGTCATTGAGATTTCCTGGTCAATCTCAAAATAACCACCATCAATAAAGCGCTGATAGGGG